CAGAAAAATCTTCCGCCAGCTTCAACGCCGCCTCCTTGTTGCTCAGGCCAAACAGACGGGCGGTAAAATCAATCACATCCCCGTCCGCCTGACAGCCGAAACAGTGGAACCGGCGGTCAACCTTCATGCTGGGATGTTTGTCATCGTGGAAGGGACAGCAGGCCATCCCGTTTCTGCCTACCGGAATCCCATAAGATTCCGCAGCCTGACTTGTGGTGACAGACTGCTTCACTGCTTCAAATACATTCGATTTTCTCACCTCCAGACAGAGAAAAAGGCACCCGTTTCCGCAGAAAATCAGGTGCCTCATAACTCCATATCATGTTTCTTGTTCGGAACGATCCGCCCCTCACGTTCCCAGCGTTCCCGGTTATCCCGGTCAGCGTCCACCTTGCCTTTCGACAGCTTCTCCAAGATGGATTCTCTGGCCTTCTCCTTAATCTTCTCCTTACCGGCCTTCTTGACCTCCGGCTGCATAAGCGTTTTCTGGATTTTTGCCAAAGCGTTCTGCATGACCCGCTTGATTTTGGTAATCACTCCATCCAGGCGGGCGGCGGCGTAGTCACGCTCCTTCTTCGGGGCCTTCCGTTCCGGCGAAAGCACCCACTTTTTTGTTTCCTCAATCAGACGAATATCTTCTTTGTGTGTCTCCTGCCGGACAGTATCGGTCACCACCTCCACCGCCTTGTCGTAGGCCACATCGGAAACATCGTCCAGCAGCGTCTCCACGTCCTCGATTTTGAGTGTCAGTTCTTCCAGCTTCTGCTCCTGCGCCGCCAGCTGCTCCTTCTGCTTCATCAGGATATAGTCCTGCTTTTCCAGATACTCCCGCCCGCCGTAGGACGGCTCCTGATCCAGATGCAGCCCATGCCGCTTTGTGATGTCAAACAGGATCGTCCGGCAGACCGCATCGAAGGTCTGTTTCCGGTTGTTGTGCCTGCCTTTTGGCTTGTCCTGGTTCGGGAGAGGGATGCCCAGTTCCTCCAGCGCCTTCTCCTGCTGGGGACACAATTCCCCGTAGCGGTTCTGGCAGTCAAACACATGGCGCTCGTGGATGTGGGGCGTCCCCTCGTCCAGATGAAGCGCCCAGTCTAAGATGTGGATATGGGAACCAAAACGGCGCTCGAATTCCTCATAGAACTCGTTGACGATACGAAAGAGCGTTTCCGGCGGGACGGATTCTTCCAGCGTGCCGATCTGATAGATGCTTTCCTCCGGGCAGGTCTTGTTGTTTTTCAGCAAGTCCTCCACGGTGCGGTTGCGCTCTGTGTGCCGGGTTTTCTCATTCCGGGCGTTCTGCGCCTCCATATGGTCAGAATAATGCTCGTAGTAGTACATCCGCTCGATTTCTTCAAAGCTGAAATCCGGCTGCTCCGGGTTCTCCCGGAACTCGTGTGTCGTGAAGCCCCGGTAGCAATCCCAGTAGATGTTTTGTCTGGCCCGCTCGGCGTCAATGTGTTCGCTGTTCTCCACATCGAACCGGCGGTCATTGTGGCGGGGATTGTAGGTGCCATGCTTGCCGGAGCGCCCGTTGTGTCGTGTCAGTTTCAAACAATTTTCCTCCTTCCTGCGAAGATGTTCCGGGGACGGGGGAAGGGCGGCGAAGCCGCAAATCCTGCGAAAGTCTGCGTCAGGTAATACCCAGTACAAGTTGACGCAGGCATCAACTTTCCCTGGGCAAGGCGCTTCGCCCTTGACCCGATGGGGCGGCTGCCCTCAACCTGCCAATGGGCGTTGCCCCTTGACCCCAGCAGTGCGCTGCCGCCCCTGCACCCCGCCACAAAGGGCTTGCCGCCCTCTGTACTCCCGCTCCGGCGAAGCTGGCTTCCACCGCAGAAGCGGTTTCCGCCAGTTTCACCGGCTCCGCATCCACACAGTTACGCCTATCGGCGGGAAGTGGATACGGAATACGCCTGCGGGGATTGCCGGTCAAAACGCCGGGTGCAGACCCGGCATTTTTGCCGTAATCGCCCCGATTTCAGGCGATTTTTTCTTCTGCCGTTACCACCTGAAAGCCATGCTCTCTGGCGTAAGCACTGGCGGCGGCTTTCCGTTCCTCGCTGTAAGGCGGGATGAGCCGGATTGACAGCCGGGACTTGTCCAATATATAGGTTACGCTGCCCTCTGGCGTGCTGCGCTCCAACCGGCACAGCAGCGGATATTTCCGGCTGAACTCCGCCAGCCTGCGCTTCAAACTGGCGTTGAAGGTGTAAATGCTGGCAAGGTTCTCCGCCTCGTTCCAGTTGATGATGGTTTCTTTCTCATATTTAGACAGCTTCGTCATACAAATCCTCCTCATAATCGGTGTAAGATTTCAGCACACGCAGGCTGCGCTTGAGACGGCGGTACTCGTCCATCTCCATGCGCAGATGGTGGTAAAAAGCCTCGTACCAGCTTTCGTCCACCTCCGTCTCCATTTTCCGGGCCAGACCCAGCATCCGGCGTTTGGCCTCCGGGTCAACCGTCAGGGCTGTCAGCCATTTCAACCGTGTCACCGTGTTGTGATGGCTGGGACAGGCGAAAGCGTAGAGAATCTTCTTTTCTTTCATACTCAGTGTCATAATGATTTTCCTCCATTTCTTTGCTGCGGAGCCATGCACCCCGCATGATAAACTTGTTTCTTTCCGCCGGTCTGCCTGCAAGCAGCTCCTGCCCGGAATTTCTCCCGGCGTATCGGCCTCTTTGGTGCGCTCGATTTCTGTCATGGCGCCACTTCCCCGGAGGTCATACCCCTTGCAGCCGGTCATTCGATTTTCAAGGTTCAGTGCCTGTCTGCAAGAATGATTTTATCGAAAAAAGAGGGCCGCTCCCGTATATCCAAGACGTTGGAAAAACGCACGAAATCCTCATATTTCCACGCTTATGGAATCGTGCTATAATGGGTGTATTCACTGAAAAACGATAACGAGAGAGGGGGCATTGGATGTACACAAAGCTGTCAATCCCGGAGCGGCTCAAAGACTTGCGGGTGGTAGACAAGCACCTGACGCTGGAACAGCTGGCGGAGCAGACCGGCCTGTCCAGATCGGCGCTGGGAAAATATGAAAGCGATGATTATAAGGACATCAGCCCGTTTGCGATTGCAACGCTGGCGGAATTTTATGGTGTGTCCACCGACTATCTGATGGGGCTGTCCGAAAATAAAAATCACCCAAACACAGAGCTTCAATCTCTGCATCTGAGTGACGATATGGTGGAACTTTTGAGCAGCGGCAGGATCAACAACCGGCTTCTCTGCGAACTGGCTACGCATCCAAACTTCCAGCGGCTGATGACCGATATGGAAATCTTCATTGACCGGATTGCCGATATGCGGGTGGAGCAGATGAACCTGATCCTCGAAGCCACCCGACAGACCGTCATCAACAGCCATGCGCCGGGAGAGAACGACCTTTATATGCGGACGCTGGAATTAGGGCAGATACAGGAGAGTGACTTTTTCAGCCATGTCCTGCATGACGATCTGGACAACATTGTCCGGGACATACGGGAGGCACATCTAAAGGACAAGACCACCGCCGACCCGCAGCCCACGTTGGAGGACGTCAAGGAACAATTTGAACAGGCTGTCCAGCAAGGCAGCGATGTGGAAATGCTGATACATGAATTCTGCGATAAGTTGCAGATACCCTTTGAGAAGATTTCCTCGGAGGATTTCTCAGCGTTCCTTCGGATACTGAGCCTGTCCAAGATGCTCAAAAATCCCAACAACATGAGGGGGAAGGCCAAGCCGCAGCCGTACTATGCGCCCAAGCGGAAGAAACGCAGGTAGAGAAAAAGCCGCCCAACCTGTACCGTTGGACGGCTTTCGACCCGTTTGCGGGTGGAATAAAATATGCGGTTATACATCCGTTAGCTGACTGTTTTCATCAGCTTTTTCATAAACTTCCAGAGACGGATGCCATCTTTGAGGCCCAGCCGGTAAAAGAAGCATTCGCTTTCTGCGCCGGAATCGAAGATGGAATCGCAGTAGTGCCTTACAGTGTCCTTCTGTTCCTCAGACAATACGCTGATCGCTTTTTCATACTCGGTTTCCAAACGAAGGTAGTCCGCTTTTTTCTCCTTGCCGGTTTCTGCCTCCCGCCATTTAGCGAACTGGCTCTGCATCCGCTCCTGAATCATCAAATCAACCAGTTTTTCTATATCTGTACCCATAAGCGCCCTCCTTATGCTGGACGGATATAATTCCGGTATGTTTCCAGGACGGAATCCGACACACCGCTTTTATACACTTTGCGAATGTCGGAGATTTCCTCTTGCTTCAGCAGTTTCAGCCATTTCAGCAGTTCAGCCCTGCCGTTGGCAAAGTTACAGCAGCGCCCATCGGCGTATTCGATACGGTATCTCATAGACAGGCACCTCCTTAAACATAAATCATCTCAGACCGGATGATTTCCTCTGCCCGGCTGCGGATGCTGTTCATGGCTCCGACCCAGGCAAGCTGGTCACGGGCTTTCAGTTCCTCGGTGATACCCTCCACAGCCTGCATCTGCGAGATGATACACGCCAGCCGGTCATCGGCCTGCTCGTTCAGATCGGCAAGATACGTCCAGAGTTTTCCCGACAGAAGCAGTTCACTGTACTGGCCGGGACGGTGTTCTTGCAGAAACGCCTTGTGCATCCGCCCCCACCGCCCGATGGGGCGGTTTTCCTCCGGCAGCTTCAGATCGGGGATGTAGTAGTCTCCCACCAGCGTATAGCTGATGCCGTTGTGATGGATTTTCTTTGGTAAATGCTCCATGTTCGACCTCCTGTATTCAGTTTTTTCAGAATCCAGTTGATCGTGTCCCTGTTCATGATAAATTCAAGGCAACTGAACTCTTCACGAACAAGTATGGCACATCTTTGCCGAGCTTTTGGTAGTTAAGAGAATGGGATGTCTCGCGGCCCCGGCTCTCGCCGGTGTTGTAGGTGTCGATGGTCTCCTTGCCCAGCACGGCGGCCAGCTCCTTGAGGGTTGTCGGCTCTTTGCCGCCCAGGAAGATGGAGGTATCCATGTTGCCGATGATGGTATCGGCGTTGTCCTTGTAGATAGCTTTGAGCTGGGACTGTGCTTGCAGCACCAGGCAGGCGGAAATCTCACGGCTTCGGATGGTGGCAACCAGCTTTTCCAGCCGAGGGATCTGTCCAATATTGGCGGCCTCGTCAATGAGGCACCGCACATGGACCGGCAGCCGCCCGCCGTACACATCGTCCGCTTTTTCGCAGAGCAGATTGAACAGCTGGGTGTAGCACATGGAGATCAGGAAGTTAAAGCTATCGTCCGTGTCGCTCATAATCAAGAACAAGGCGGTTTTCCGGTCTCCCAGGGTATCCAGCTCCAGCTCGTCGTAGGCCGTGACCTCCCGCAGCTCCGCGATGTCGAACACGGCAAGGCGCGCACCGCAGGAAATCAGGATGGATTTTGCGGTTTTGCCCGCAGCCAGCTTGTACTTTTTGTACTGACGGACGGCGAAGTGGTTGGGCTTCTCTGCCTCCAGCGCGTCAAACATCAGGTCCACGGGGTTCTTGAACTCCTCGTCATCCTCCCGGACCTCCATCGCGTTGATGAACTCGATGAGGGTGGAGAAATTCTGTTCCTCCACCGGGGCCTCGTAGTGGATATACCCAATGAGGGCGCAGTACAAAAGCGTCTCGGCCTTAACCCAAAAATCGTCCCCGGCCTTGCCCTCGCCCTTGGTGTTGGCGATCAGCGTCGTGACCAGTTTCAAGATGTCCTTTTCGGAGTGGATGTAGGCAAAGGGATTATAGTGCATGGACTTCTTGAAGTTGATGGTATTGAGGACTTTGATCCGATAAGGCTCATAGATGTCCTTGCCGTGCTTATCCTTCATGGGCTTGCCGTCCTTGCCCAGCTTGGGTGTGCCGCGCTGAAGCATTTTGCCGCACTCCACCAGGATGGTGCCTTTTGGGTCTGTCACCACATAGGAGCTGTGCATCTGCATCAGGTTCGGTTTCAGCCAGAAGCGGGTCTTGCCGGAACCGGAGCCACCGATCACCAGCACATTTTTGTTTCTGGCGGTCTTGGGGTCCTTGGGGCGGCTGTTCATGGTCAGGCTCTCGGTTTTAGTCAGAATCACATTGTTCTGGAACACCGGGTCGATGTAGGGTGCGATGTCCTCATGGGTGCCCCAGCGGGCGCTGCCATACTCCATACCGTGCCGGTACTTCTTGGCGTTCTTGCTTTTGAGATACACGGCCAATCGCAGGCCAGCGCCGCAGCACAGCCCCACCAGCAGGTCCAAAGGGTGCAGGCTGGGCCACCAGCTGGCCAGCGCCACCGGCAGCGTGGAGAAGAACGAAAGCATTTTTGCCGAAGCGTCCGCACCCACGGCCATCCGCCATCCTTCACCGAAGTTGGTTGCGAACAGCCCCATCAGGATATAGGGCATATTCAGCAAAAGGAGCTTTTTGATGTCAAGTTGCTTTTTCATCTTCATCGTTCCAGCTCCTTCCGCTTGTTCCGGTCCACAACGGCGTGTTTCACCAGCTCTTTGAACTGGCTCAGCTTTGCCAGCACGGACGGACGCTCTGTTTTCTGCGCCTTTCTGACCTTCTTGCCGGTGTACTCGGTAAAGGCAGCGGTCAGGGCATCCGCATCGCGGCCTTTGAAAAAGATCAGGTACTTGGGCGGGGAGCTGCTGCGGTCCTTCTTCACCGCATAGTCAACGCCGTATTTCCGGGCGATCTTTTCAAACTCCTTGATGGAGGGGTCGGTGATCTCGATGTTGGAAACGCCCTGATTCTGGCCGATCAGCTGCTTCACCGTCTGTTTGCCGTGGGGAATCACGGGGGTATCCCGGCTTTTCTGCTTTTGCAGCTTCTTTTCCTTGCGGTGGGCAAGGTACTTGGTGATGGCGGCCTTAAACAGCCGCCCGGTAAACTTTGTTCCGCTGACTACCAGCGTCAAAGTCCTGTTTTCCACTTCCTCCTGCATAGGTCATCGCCTCCTTTCCACGGATTTTGCAGGGGTGGCGCTTGATACTAAGGCGGGACCACCAGCCGCCGCAGCAGGTATTTCATCATGGCAGGCTCCTTTCAACGCAGCTGATCGGAGCGGTCATAGTACAGATGTCCCTGGCGCACCTTGGCATGGCTGAGAATCTTGATGTGGCCCTTTTCCTGGTTCTCCAGGCTTTTCTGGTATCCGGCCTCCGTCAGAAACAGGCGGGTCCGTTCACCTTTCCAGCCCACCGGGGAATCGTCGGTCAGCACATCGAAGATAATCATGTGCCGGGTGTCCTCGGCAAACCGCTCCAAATCCATGTACTCATGGCCGTGGTAGTTCTGCGCCCCGGCCTTGAGCCGCATTTCCTCCATCAGCTGGCCCACGGTCTTACGCTCAGGCATGGCGCGCACCTCCTTTCCCGCGTCCCTGGCCTTTCACAGTCAGGATACCGTCCAGGGTGGTAGCGGTGATCCGCAGGCGCTCAGCGGTGGCGATGTCATTCTTCACGGTCTCGTCGATGCCGTGGCCGCAGACCACCAGCACATGGGACCGGCGCAGATAGTCTCGCACCATATCCAGCCCGTCCTTGTGTTCCTGGGGAATCTCGTCCTTGAGGAAGGTGGACAAGAACAGAACCGGGCAGATGGGCGAATACCCGGCGTCGTACACCTGGCGGCAGTAGGTGGCAGCGTTCTCGGCGTTCTCATACTGGTTGTTGCTCCAGGGAGCCGTAATGTAGGCAAGAGGTCGTTTCATGGCAAAATCCTTTCTCCCGGTATTGCCGGGCAACAGAAAAGCGGCTGTTTACCAGCCGCCTGTGTTCATATCGTGATTGACTTGTACGGTGTAGTGATTGCTGATCGTGGTGGGCGCGTTGAACAGCACTGCAAGCAAATACTGTTTCATATTGCGGACCTCCGTGGTGTTTTTCTGCATACCGTCCATGACAAATCGGATATGCTCGCTATCCAGCTTCAAGAACCGGGAGCGCACGACTTCATGGGGAAAGTCGCTGCCAGCGATCCGAGTGGTTTTACGTTTGGCACAAACGGTCTCCACCATCAGCTCCACAATCTCGTCCAGGTCCTCACGGTAGGTCGAAAACTCTCTGCACAGATAGTCATACTCGATGTTCTCCAGAATCAATTCCCGATAATTTTCTATCTCTGAGACAGACATCGCATCCCTTCCTTTCCGTTCCGGCAGCTGTGCTGCCGCTGTTTCCCGGAAGGGAATGGAATCGGTACTTGCTCCATGAGTATTTTGTTTTTGAGTATTTGGTTTCTCTATATTTAATTCTGCGGGCTTTTCCGTATCCGGTTTATCCAGATACGGGTTTTCCGTATCTGGTGAAGCCGTATCTGGTACAGCCGTATCCGGCCTTGGCGTTTCTGGCTGCCTGGGCTGGGGTTTCTCATAAATCACATACTCGGTGTCGCTGATCCGGCCTTGTTGGTCCCGCAGCTGGTTCCGCACGATGTAACCGGCGGTTTCCAACTCCCGCAGCGCACTGCCGATGGCATCAACGCCCTCCTTGCAGATTTTCGCAAGTCCACGGGTAGTATAGTTCCAGTCATCAGGCAGGGATAACATCATGGAAAGAAGCCCCTTTGCCTTGAGGGATAGTTCGTGGTTCCGCAGGTGATGATTGCTCATCACGGTATAATCTTTGGTCCGTTCAATGCGAAAAACGGCCATTGACTTCACTCCTTTCTAATTTTAGGGCATGAAAAAAGCCACAATCCTTCGTGAAAAAGACTGTGGCTTTCAGCTGTTTTTGTTGTTCTGCCAGGGCCGGTAAGGACGCTTGTACTTCGGCGGATGACTGAACATCGGCTCATGCTCCGAAAACGGGAGGGTCTGCAAAACCCGGTCAATGTCGGTGGATTCCATATCATACTGGGACTGGCAACTTTCCCGGATGGCATCTTTGATGCTCTGGACAGTACACATATTCATTCCTTTCCTTTCGTAGTGATAATGAGTTTACGGGTGGCGGCGGCGCTTGTCCGGTTTGAAGTCGAGCACATGGCCCTCGATCACACGGGCATACCGCTTGATTTTGATTTCCCGACGCTTCTGGCTTACGAGGGCGGCCTGATACCCGTCCTCCGTAAGAAACAGCCGCATATCATCGCCGGGGCAGCCGTAGGAACAAGGGCGCTGAACGGAAAACTCGATCATCCAGCGGGTGCTGTCCTGAAAACGCTCTACGGCCAAGATATTGTGTCCTTTCAGCTCACGGGCTGAAATATCCCTCATAGGCGGCTCCTTTCATCGTTCCTGGTCTCTCTGGCGCTTCTTCTGCCACGCCTCCAGCAGTTTGATAATGGTTTCCTGCATCCGCTGGGGCGTATAGCTTTTGGGGAAATACTTCCGCAGGGTGTCGGAGGTGAAAGTCACTTTGTCGAGATCACTTTTCTTTTCCTCACCCATGATGACGCGCATCATATCGAGGGTCAGATGTCCCTCCTGGCTGTATTTCTTGAGTCGCTGAGCCTGGGAGAGAGAGGGGGTAGCCTGTTCGCTGTCCATCGCGTCCAGCAAATCCCGCTGTTCTTCTTTTTTGAGAAAGGACAGCTCATAAGCCGGATTGAGGGCGATTTTCTTTTCATCGACCATATCCAGCAGTTCGGGAATCAGCTCCGTCAGGCGGATATAGCGCTGCACCTGGTTCCTACTCGAACCAGCCTGCTGCGCCAACAATTCATCTGCACGCAACTTCGTCCCAAGTTGGGACGAAGTTAAGTCCCCCCGTGCGCCTTGGTGTTTCATAGCCTCCAGCTTCATCTTGTAAGCAAAGGCCCTTTCGCTGGGGAGCAGGCTTTCACGTTGTAAGTTGCTGTCCACCATGATGATAGTGGCAGCATCATCGTCCAGGTCTCGGACAATGACAGGCATGGTTTCTTTCTCGGCCAGCTCACTGGCCCGGTGCCGCCTGTGACCGGCAACCAGCTCATAGCCGCCCTCCGGGTCCGGGCGGGCGATCGCCGGAACCAGAACACCATACTGCCGAACGCTGTCGGCGGTCTCCATCATGGCCTCGTCATCCTTGACTTTGAAGGGATGCCCCTTAAATGGGTGCAGCTCAGACAGCGGAATTTCCTGTATCTTCTCCAGCTTGGCATCCTGGCGGCTTTCCTCGGTGGAAAACAAATCATCGTATGGAGCCAGCTCTACTTTTTTCGCGCTGCTTTTCAAGTTTTATCACCTCCTTGGTCAGATTCTTATAGCCCTCGGCCACCTTGCCATTAGGGTCATGGGCAAAAATGCTTTTGCCCTCGGCGCTGATCTCCTTTGCCCGGACAGAATGGGGAATCTCGGTGCCGAACACCTTGATTTTGCTGCCATAGGTCTCCCGCAGCAGGGCGGCAATCTCCTTGGCGAAGTTGGTGCGGTTGTCCACCATCGTCAGCAATATGCCGTCGATCTGGAGCTTGGGGTTGATCTGCCGCTTCACCTTGTTTACGGTCTGGAGCAGCTGTTCCAGGCCCTTGGCGGGCAGGTACTCCGCCTGAACGGGGATTATGACCCTGTTGGCGGCGGCCAGGGCGTTGACCGTGAGCATACCCAGGGATGGCTGGCAGTCAATCAGGATATGGGAATACTGTCCCTTGAGCGTGTCCAGATACTGCCGCAGGATGGTCTCTCGGCTCATGGCGTTCACCAGGGAGACCTCCATGCCGGAGAGCTGGATGTCTGCGGGCATCAGGTCAACGCCCTCCGGGTGGTGCAGGATACCCTCGCCGGGGCGCAGCGGCTCGTCCATCAGGATACGGCCCATCGCGTCGGACAGGGTAAAGGGCAGCTTGTCCGGCTGGGGGTGGCCCAGGCTGATGGTCAGGCTGCCTTGCGGGTCCCCGTCGATCAGCAGCACTTTCTTTCCGGCCTGCGCCAGCCCAATCCCCAGGTTCGCGCAGGTGGTTGTCTTGCCAACGCCGCCTTTCTGGTTGGCGATGGCGATGATTTGCGTGTTCAATGACTTCACCTCATTTCTGAATTGTTCTATGGCTTCTGGAAATAGAAAAAGCCGCCACTTCAAAAATTGAAAGTGACGGCCTTTTCTTATCCCGGAATGAAATTCCCCGGAAACGCAAAAAGCGCCCAGTAGAAAATACTGAGCGCTTGGCGATTAGATTTATTCTCTTTTGTTCAAATTAGGTCAAATTCAGACAAACCGTTTTCACGAAAAAGGTCTCTTGGAGATGTATAAATAAACATCCCCTTGGCATCCCAAAATCGCGTCTCGGTTGTCCTATTTTTTAACCCATAAGCCCTCTTTTTGGGGTGGTTGTCCACCATTTAACCCATAGAAAACGGGTTAAAAGAGGCTTCGTTCTGTCAAATTGCGTCAAACCATTTGAAAAGGAAAAACCCCGGAAACCGCGTAGTTCCGGGGTTTTTGACCACTTTTGATAAAGTTTAGCGCTTGCTGAACTGCGGAGCGCGACGGGCAGCCTTGAGGCCGTATTTCTTACGCTCTTTCATTCTCGGGTCACGAGTCAGGAATCCTGCGCTCTTAAGCACCGGTCTGTAATCAGCGTCTGCCTCAAGGAGTGCTCTTGCAATACCGTGACGGATTGCTCCTGCCTGTCCTGTGTAACCGCCGCCTTTTACGTTTACGATTACGTCAAACTTATCTAATGTATCTGTAGCAACGAGCGGCTGGCGTACGACAACCTTCAGTGTCTCAAGGCCAAGATACTCGTCGATATCTCTTTTATTAATTGTGATCTTTCCTGTTCCAGGTACAAGATAAACTCTTGCTACTGATTTTTTTCTTCTTCCTGTTCCGTAGTATTTTGCGTTAGCCACTGTTATATCCTCCTTTCAACCTCTACCTAAAATGTCAGAACTTCCGGCTTCTGTGCCTGATGTGTATGCTCTGCTCCGGCGTATACATGAAGTTTCTTGATCATGTCTCTTCCCATAGGTCCTTTCGGGAGCATTCCTTTAACAGCCAGCTCGATTACCTTTTCCGGTTTCTTTGCCATCATCTCGGCAAGTGTTGTCTCTTTCATTCCTCCGACATAATCAGAGTGGTTGTAGTAGATCTTCTGCTGAAGCTTCTTTCCTGTTACTTTTACTTTCTCAGCATTAACAACGATTACATAATCACCTGTATCAATATGCGGTGTATACTCCGGTTTGTTCTTTCCTCTGAGCACTTTAGCGACCTCAGATGCAAGACGTCCTAATGTGCAGCCGGCAGCGTCAACCACATACCATTTTCTTTCAATCTTGTCAGGGTTAGCCATATAAGTTTTCATGGGTGTTCCTCCTATAAAATCATCAGATAACGTTTGCTTGTTTAGCTTTATATATTTGAAATCAGCATACTCCGGGGCTATGGCGCATACTGTTTCTCCTTTAGTCATGCTGTAATATTATAGACCTCCGCTCAATTCCTGTCAAGATTTTTCTTATATTAATTTTCTCTGTCTCCGGCTCCGTCTGCTGCTTTTTTCCTTTTTCCTCCGGCAGCGGCTGTTCCCGCAGATACCAGCAGCGCCGTTGCCATCAGAAAGATCCGGGAACGCAGATCTTTTTCATTCAGACGATCTCCCGTCCGGGGGCTGACATATCCGGAAAAGCCCGCTCCGGCGCCCGTCCGGCCCGAAGCCCCGCTTCCGTCCCCAGCGCCGCTGCCTCCGCTGTGCGTCCGGTTCAGATCCAGCCGGGAAATCTTGTCTGTCATTTCAAGAGAGGACGGCAGGTCCGTCCGCGTCTCTTTCTGTTCCACAAGAGCATACAGGCTGAACTGATCCGTCTCAAATACCGCGCTGCCGTCCTGCAGCACAAAGGGTACCTCTGTCATGCCTCCGTCTGTAGTGATATGATAGACAGCAAGCCGGGACAGATCATACCCCCGGGGAACCGGCATCTGTATTTTCACCTTTCCCTGTGGCTGAACTGGTTTCATATCTGTAAAATCCGGCATTGATACGGAAAAGAAACTGATGTCGCATACCCGAAACTGATCCGCCGCAGCTGACAGAAGCTTCCGGAGAAGATCATAATTTTCCCCTTCCGTCAGAGGCGTTACTATCATCAGCGTGCCGGCAGGGAAAACGCCTGCAGCAGCTTCCGCACAGATACCTGTGTCAGGATCGGTCCGAAAAAATGCAGTGTCCGACGGCGCGGCATCCCCGGTATCGCTGCTCTGCTGCCCGCCTTCGCCGCTCTCCTGTCCGTTCCGGCCGCTGTCTTCCTGTTCCCGCCCCTCCTCTTCGTTCGTCTGAATCGGATTTTTCTGCATAGCCAGTACTCCGCCGGCTTCATTTTCAGGCTCTTCCGCTCCGCCCTGTCCGTCCTGTTCTGTCACTTCCGCTTCGTTTCCGGAACTATCTTTTTCTGCATCTTGTCCGGCCGCAGATCCGGTTTCCTCTTTCCAAAGGCTGCCGCTATCTTCCGGCACGTCTTCTGCGGATGATGCCTGCACCTCTTCAGCCCCGGCCGCGCTGTCCGGTATATTTTCTGCCGAGGCGCTCAGCGGGCACGCCGACACAGCCAGCATGCCTGCAAGAGTCAGCACAGATATACGTTTTTTCACATTTTCTCTTCTTTTCATGCCCGCCACCTCCTGTCCGGGATTTCAGTCTTTTCCATCTCACTGAATTTTCCCCGTTTTCCATGCAGCTTACTGATTCTTTTCTACAGAATTATATCACATTTTCACCGCCTTTTGCGCTCTTCCCTTCTCTTTTTCTGCGCTTCCTCCCGGCTTTCCATTTTGGCCGGATCATGGTATACTTAAACAAGGACAGAAAAGCCGGAACTGCATACAGCGCTTTTCGAAATACAGCCAAAATATCAACTAAGAAAGGAAGCATAATATGTGGGCTTACAATGAAACTTTTTACCAGATATATCCGATCGGATTCTGCGGAGCGCCGGTACACAACGACGGAATTACCGCGCACCGTATTCTGAAAATCGGAGAATGGGCAGAATATCTGCAGGACCTTGGCATCGGCTCTATTATCCTTAATCCGATTTTCGAATCGGATAATCATGGTTACGACACAAGAGATTTCATGAAAATCGACTGCCGGCTGGGTACAAACGAAGACTTTAAAGAGGTCTGTCAGACCCTGCATCAGCATGATGTTAAGATCATGCTGGACGGTGTGTTCAATCATGTGGGCCGCGGATTCTGGGCTTTTAAAGATGTACAGGAAAAGAAATGGGACTCGCCGTACAAGGACTGGTTCTGCATTAATTTTGACGGAAACAGCGGCTACAACGACGGATTCTGGTATGAAGGCTGGGAGGGACACTATGAACTTGTAAAACTGAACCTCCGCAATCCGGCCGTAACAGACTATCTCCTCAGCTGCGTAAAAATGTGGATCGAGGAATTCGGAATCGATGGGCTCCGCCTGGATGTAGCATATTCCCTGGATCACGATTTTATGAAACGCCTCCGCCGGTTCTGCGAAGAGCTCAAACCCGGCTTTGCCCTTATCGGGGAAGTACTGTTCGGAGACTATAACCTGATCGTAAATGATGAGATGCTCCACAGCTGTACAAACTACGAATGTTATAAAGGCATTTATTCCAGTTTCAACAGCATGAATATGTTCGAGATCGCCCACTCTCTGAACCGCCAGTACGGTGCGGAACAGTGGTGCCTCTACCGGGGCAAGCATCTGATGAACTTTGTGGATAACCATGATGTAACCAGAATTGCCAGCATACTGACCAATAAGAATCATCTTCCCCTGGCCTACGGCATCCTCTTCGGAATGCCCGGCATCCCCTGTATCTATTATGGAAGCGAGTGGGGAGAGGAAGGAGAGAAAGCCCCGGATAATGACTATGCCCTGCGCCCCTGTTTCGAAGAGCCAAAGCCCAACGAACTGACAGATTTTATCCGGAAACTGATTGCAGTCCGCAGAACCAGCGACGCTCTGTGCAATGGTTATTATAAAAACGTAGTAATCACCAACCATCAGCTTGTTTTTGAACGCAGGACAGAGCATGACCGGGTTCTGGTTGCAATCAATGCATCGGATGCGCCTTACACCGCGGGGAACGGAGAACTTCAGGGAGAATATACCGAGCTGCTGAGTCCGGATTTAACAGAAGCGGACAAAGCACCCGCCGGGAATGCAGAAAGCTCTGAAGATTCCGCTGCTCCCGGAGCCACCGGAACTTTGGAAAAGATTTCTCTTCACGGGCAGCTTCAGATGCCGCCTTACAGCGTGCAGTATCTTCGTGCCGTATAAACTGTCATTCCGGCGCGGCGCCCGTATCGGGCTGTTCAATTTTATATGACCCTCCTTATACCGGCGGATCCCCTGTTTGCCGCTGCAAAGCGCAGACAGGCCGCCGGTATGCTATAAAGGGACAAAATTCAGCCGTCCGGAATGGAGCGTCAGAATCCGTCTGTTTCATTCTTGTAAATTTTTTTTAATTTAGGGGTTTACAAACAGAATTCAATGTGATAAGATATCACTTGTCGAGCGGAAGTGGCGGAATGGCAGACGCGCTAGATTCAGGTTCTAGTGGGAGTTAATCCTGTGAGAGTTCAAGTCTCTTCTTCCGCATCAATCCCGTAACCCATGTGGTTGCGGGATTTTTGTTTTTTCCGCGTAAATACGCGGTTTGCGGAACTTTAGTTATTTTAGAATAATTCTAAAATATTATAATCCGTGTTGCATTTTAGAGTGATATGCAACACGAAATGCAACACGAAAACAGAGGATGATACAATATTCCACCCCGGAGTGATGGCTCCGGGGTAAATTATTAATACGTCAGATTACTGATATTGAAGGCGGTATTCAGACCGTCCCCCAGGACCACACGGGATCCCTTGATCTCAATCACCTTGTAATATTTTTTAGTAACGGAAGAAATCAGTTTCACACCATCATATGAAACAGCTGTTTTCGGTTTCGCTTTCATTCCAACTTTCAGAGTCTTCTTCGTTGTCCCGGAGGATCCTGAAGAAGAGGATGCTTTTACGCCCAACATTTCATTGACCCTTTTCTGAATCGTATTATAGTTATACCCAGCTGCCTCAAGTTTTTTCTTACGGTCGTTACCATTTCCCCATTCACCGGCAATAACTTCTTTTGCAATTGTATCCGTGGATTTTTTACCGGTACTTGCTGCCGGTTTGTCTGATCCGAAGCCTGAACTGCCGGAGGATGCCGCTTTGCCCGTAATC